CCTTTAGCCGGGGAGCCATCGGCATGAGCCAGTTGCTTAGACGATCTCGGGGTATTGAGTCGCGGAAACGGTGATCGTTTTGAATGTGCCAGCGCCTGTCTTTTCGGAAACGGAATCAACGATGACTGCACCGCCAGAAACGCCATAGGAGGACGTATCGTTGGCGAGAGTTAGGACGTTGGCGAGTTCGTAGGCGACGCCGCCGTTGATGACGCCATCAAGCGAGATCGTGGCGCTCTTGTTGAAGTACGCTACGGCAACGGTATCGCCGAGGGCGTCCATGACGGTTGCTTTGTCCGACTGAACGGAACGGGAGAAAGAATTGAGCAAAAGCCCAGTTTCTTGAAGGAGTCCGAACTCAACGCCGGACGCTACGGATGATGTGATGACGGTTGCTGGCATGATATTTTGTGAAAATTGTCAACTTGCGAAAAGCGCGGCGTGAACCGTGATCGTGACGGACCGTTCAAAATGCCGCTCGTTTGACGAAAGCGATACCGGCCCGTCCCGAAGGATGCCGAAAACGAAAGCGTATTGCGGACGGACTGCATTCAACTTTGTCTTGAGGCCTGTAACGTCGTGCGATACGCAGAGCACTTGCGACCATAAGTTCTCCATCGCCATTTGATCCATGTCGTCGGCCTGCACGATCAAGGCGATATCGACGCTGAACTGGAAAATGGCTGAGTCTATAATACTCTCCCGCTGCCTTGTGCATTTCACGAAGCAGGCCGGCAATGTCATCGTGCCGAAGTTCTCCGCTGCCGTCACCACCAATGCGCTCTGCATCTCTTGCTGGAGCGCAAGAACAAAGGTATCAGTAAGCGCCTTCTCCAGCGTCAGCGTGTAAGTCGAGTCTGTTATCATTTTTAAAAATATGTTGTCACAATTACAATTCCTTGACCTCCATCGCCGCCCTTGCCTGAGAAGAAGGATGCGTTAAAATTCCCCAAGCACCCGCCACCACCGCCACCTCCGCCATACAACCCGCCATTGCCTCCACCGCCTGCGTTTTTTCCTGTATAGGCTCCGACCCCACCACTACCGCCGCCGCCTGCATGAATATATGTGCCCATGCTTGTTCCAGCTACGCCATTTGTCCCCTCAACTCCCGACGATTGAGATTGTCCTCCAACTGGATTATTGCCTAGCACCCATTGTCCGTTTCCACCGTTAAAGAAGGATGTTGTATTTGCGCCTCCGCCGCCACCACCACCAGCCGCAGAAATAAACGAGGATGAACCAGCCGCACCAGCCGCAGCACTCCCTCCTGCTCCACCAGCACCGGCGACATTAACATTTCTAATACTTGCTGATCCGTTTCCTCCTGCTGCCCCAGATCCCCCCCCACCTCCACCAGCAAATACAAATGGATTTGTTGTGATCGCGCTAATTGCTCCGAAAGAAGAATCAAAGCCTGCCCCTCCTGGGATATTTTGTGAGTTTATTTGGTTCGTTGCCGTTCCACCGATTCCCTCAATTCCTACAAAGACTGGTTCAGTTGCAGATAGAATTGTTGCTGGTATTTGCGTCCTAAAATTAAGTCCGCCTCCAGCCCCTGCACCACCACCTTGCAACCCAGCGTTAACTCGTCCACCCGCACCAGCACCGCCTCCAGCAATACAAAAAACATCTACAGACTTTGCCCCAGTTGGTTTTGTCCAAGTGTATAAACTTGTTGCAAATCCTATTGTTGTAGCAATGTTGCGATCAGAATAATTGTATGTTGCATTTCCAGAAACGGTGATGGTTGTTCCTGAAATATTTGTAATTGTCGTTGGGATTCCACCAGATTGAGCCGGAAGAAATGGGGCTGTAATAGCCATTCCAACAACCATGTTAGCATTACTTGCTACGGTTATTGTTGGGCTTCCAGATGTAAATGCGGTCGCTGTTGTTGTGAACAATGTTTCGCGAGTAAAAATCTGGACGTCTGTCGTTTTTGCCTTCGCGTTGAACGTAGTCCAATCTGTTGATGAAATATATCCGCTCGTTGCAGCAGTAGCGACCGGCATCGAGATAGTCGGAGTTGTGCCTCCGCTCGAAACAACTGGTGACGTGGCTCCGACCGATGCTACCTTTCCGCTGAGATCCGCTGAGAGTCCGCTGATTGTTCCGACGGTCAAAGTTGAGTTTGTCCAAAGCGTAGTTGCCGAGTTCCAAAGGATCGTTTGGTTGTTTTGCACCGAAGTAACCAAGACATTGTGCAATTCTTCAAGTTCAAAACCATTTTGCGGACGAATATAAAGCTGTCCGTTACCAGCATTTGCCCGTTCGACAACTCCGATAAAAACGATGTGGTCGGGTTGCGTTGGCTTAACTCGCGTAAATGTCCCTGCGGCGTTTCCAAGATAGACGGAATCTCCTTCCGCATACGGCGAGCCAAGTGAAAGCCCGTCAAGGACGCCTTGAGTAATTATGAATCCGTTCTGGTTTGCGCCAATGCTTTCGGCAACAAGGCCAATAGTTTTGGATGAGCTTGAATCAGCCACATTGGATGCCCTTTTTACGCTTGCGCGGTTGCCTGTTGCTCCGAAAAGATAGACTACCTCGCCCTTGTTGAGCGTTGTTGCCTCTGCGTTGCGAACGTAGGCCACTAGCATTGATCCCATTTGCAACTGCACGTTGCCGCCTACAAGACCGACTTGCGGAGCGCCTTCGGTCGTGTTCCAGAACATCTTTCCGACGGCATTCGTTTCGGTCGCTGCCGTATTGAAATTGAGCGAGTCCGCAGGAACGTCTGCCAACATCGAGATCGTGCGCGAAGCGGAAAGATCGCCGCCGCCTGTCAGCCCTGTGCCTGCCGTGATAGCCGTTATCTTGAGTGCCTTTGTATCAAGCGCACTTTGCAAGTCGGTCTGGTTTGAAAGTGTTCCGGTTATTGCTCCCCAAGATACAACTGAAAGTGGCGTGACTGCGCTCCACTCCGATCCAGTCCAACCCAAGGATTGACCCGTTATAGGTGCGGCTGTCGCGACCGAATAGCCCTGCAATTTAACAACGCTAGGCGCTGGATATGTCCCGCCAAGATCTCCCGATGCGGCGCCTGTAGGCGTGCGCGAATCGCTTAGGCGTGAGTCGGTGGTGATGACTGCTGTCCCTGAAATTGCGCTTGGTGAAATGCCGGACGATGGAGCCTTTGCATCGAGAACCGTTTGAAGATCGGTTTGGTTTGAAAGCGTGCCGGCAATGCCGCCCCAGATCGCCGATCCACCGCCACCGCCACCCGTCACCCACTCCGTATCGTAGTCGGCGTTGGTTTTCTTCGCGAGCACTTGACCTGTAAATCCGCCCGTGACTACACCCGGCCCCACCGGCCCCGCTGGGCCTTGGCTTCCGGTTGGCCCCGCTGCGCCCGTTACCAACTCGGTGCGTAAAATTGGTTGATAATCTACTTCTGGGACTTCGCGGCCCTCGTCTTCTGGAAAGAAAATGCTCATTTGTTAATGTCCTCAAGCGTGAAATCGACGGATACGGCGTCTTGGGAAAGCTCTGCGGACGTAACGCGAAAGCGCCTGCCGCCGATAACGAGAACGTCACCGAGTGAAATGGTCTGAACGAAAGCGTCGTAGATCGCCGTTATGGTCATGGATGCCGAGTCCATGAATCCGCCATCCGCCAGGCTGTTGTCGCGCCGGTATGTCGTCCGGTTCGCGAGAAAGTTGCGCTCGCCGAACGTAACTGCCAATGGCAGTTCATTCATTATCGCGCTTAGGTCGTTTGTAAATATATCGAGCAGTCCCACAAAAGGGACGATGCGTCAAAACTTGCGCTCGATACGGCGTTGGTTCGGGTGCGTGAAGTCGTGCTTCGGGCTGTCTGAAATGTGAACCCAACTCTTGCGAAGTGCGGATGCAAGAATGCTTGTGCTTGTGTTGATCGTAACCACCTCTTGCGCGTCTCGAATATACGCGCACATATATTCTATGCTTTCAAACTCAGCCATTCCGTGAGCGGCCTTCCCCGCGCAAAGCACGGGCCTGCCGTTGGCTACTTGGTGCGCGACGGTGATAACATCCCGAACGTCGATCTTTTTATCTTGCGAGTATCCGGTCGGAAAACAAAGAACCCAAGACCTAAGTTCGGGCGGCGTCACTATTGCGGGAGAGTTGAGCACTATCTGGCGGTCGATATCTTTTCCTTCGGGAAATAGTCCGTAGACATAGTCAGTCCAGCTCAACGGACTCGCACAAAAGTCTTCGTGCAAGTCCGGCCATATTTGCAAGTTAATGATGCGATGAAAGCCGCTGTGATCGTTCTGCGGATAGAGCGGCTTGCAGTAGTCCACCATCTCGAAAAGGCCGTGATACTCCGGCAAACATTCAAGCATTACATCGTGTCCTTGATCTGCGAAGTGCTTCGCTATCGGCAAGCACCGCGCAATGTCTCCGAGTCGCAAATGGTAAACAATTAGGATGTTCAAAACGTGTAATATTGCTCTCGCGTTTTCCCTGCCACCCATCCATGAAACCCGAATGAGCGATCCGGCCCTGCCGTGTTTTCGTGAATGTAATGCTCCCAAGAGAACGCCGCTGCTACACTTACCGGCGCATATTTGATGCCGTTATCTCGAAAGCCTTGCTCCATTGTGCGGCACAAGAAAACATCCCCTGCCTCTCCCTTCCAAAGTGCCTCAGCCTTTGCCGCCATTTGCAGAAATTTCATGCTCTGGAGCGTGAATCCGGTATTGCCGACGCGATGCCCGACGTTCCAACACGCAGGCCAAGGCGCTCCTATCAGGTCGTATTCAAGCCATGAATCATCCCACAAGTGCGGGTTTGCAATGAACCCGTCGTGCGTGCAGATGAGCGCGTGGGAAGTGTCGAAATAGTCGGCAAAGCGCCCTAATTCCCAGTGCATCGCTTGCTGGTATGTGCAATCTTCGGCGATATAAACGGCGTCACCGAATCCACCCAAGCCGCAAAGGTGATTAAATAGTTTTCCGCTTTGTTCGTGTCTTGACCTTAGACCTTCAAATAAGATGAGAGTGACATCCTTATTCATTGCTCAAATTCCTTAGTTCTCGATTTTCAAATGTTAAGCGCAAAACTTCATCTTGCGAATCTCGCAAACTTTGCCAAACAGCACTTAATTTCTCCAGCGCCTCGTCACGCTCTCTACGCAGAACACAGACAGGTCTTTGGCATTCGTTGTGGCAGGAATGAATTGCAGTAACATCTAAGTTGTTCAACTTCCTTCTCGCCTCGTCGCGCTCGCGCTCCAGTTGCTGCGCCCACTCGGTCGGCGCGACATGATTGCCTCGCGCTATGTCGTCCGTCTCTGGTGTTGGTCGGTCACTCATTTTGCGTGGAGTTCTTCAAAAATTGCTTTCGCTCTTTCATATTCCGCCGGATCGTTCCCACGCTGATATGTCGCATCGAGCGGACGCTGTTCAAAAAACGGGTGATGATGAACGATAGCAATGTCACGAGCATCAACAATCGCCCCATTTTTCGCGGCACGAAAGGTGAAATCTGTGTCGGAATACACGTTTCGGAATCTTGGGTTGAATAGTCCATGTTGCTCATAATATTTGCGCGTAAGAATCGCCATGCAAAGTAATTCGTCTTTGCGGTATCCATCCGAGATCCGAAGCACCTGCGGCTGCGAAATGTCAAGACGCTTTTCGATCATCTCATCCCACCCTGGCGGACACTCCCAATCGTCCGAAAGTTGTATAATAATATCCCCCGATGCTTTAGCCGCTCCGAGGTTCCAAGCTCCGACGGAAAAGCCTTTTCCTTCTTGCGTCACAGATCGGAAGCGCTTTAGAACGTCTGCTGTCTCGTCGTCGTGATCGACTGCAAAGATATGTTCCACGCGCTCTGGGTGCGTTGCGCGGGAAAGCCATAGCGTCATACATTGCACGGCCTCCACGGGCCTTCCTCGCGTTGCATGAACGAGTGATATCTTAGGCTTGTTCGATCCTGCTAATGTTTCGCGCTCGATCTCTTCGGCGTCTTCGTTGCGTCCGAGCAATCGAAGCACCCAGGCGTAGAGTTGATCTCCCTTCCAGCCATACCACTCCTTGCGGTGCGTCCATTGTGGAAATTTAGGGGTTGGCACTTCGAGCATTTCTTCTACCACTTTTAACGCATCTTGGTATTTTTTATCATCAAGCAGAATGCTTGCCTCCAGTCCGTAGGCTTCACGGCGCTTTGGTTCAAGTGCTCGCGCCTTACGTGCAAGGTTGAGCGATGTTTCCCCGCTCGTAATGTTGGCGCAGTTTAAAAGAATCTCGTAGCGATTTACGCCGTCGAGATCGCTCAAGGCTAAGGCTTCGGAGCCGTATTTCGCGGCGAGTTCCTTGTTGCCGGCGATGAAGTTCTCATAGTGTAGGTAAAACTTGAAGTGCGACGTCATGCGGTCTTGGTGCATTAGAATCCTGCGGTTGCGCTCGCTGCTGTTGCGATGACCGAGCGGCGGCTTGTGCGTGATCTCCAAGTCGCGGCGCATATACACTTGAACGTCTTTCGTAGGCTGCGCGTTTTCGTGAACGGGGCGATGCCACCACGCTGTTTTGTAACGAAAGAAACGCTCGCGTGGTGCGCGTTTGCCTTGTTCGGGAATGACGTAGTCGGTCAATATCCAGTCCTGTTCTGGTGGGCATTCTTCAAGCGCGGCCAACGTAGGAGCGACCATTGCCGGTTCAATAATGTCATCGCAGTCAGCCCACATTACCCACCCTTCTTTTCCAGCCAGCTCGTAGGCTTTCGCAAACGCCTTGTTCCTGGCTTCGCCGAAATTGTCGAGATGCTCCCAGTCTGCCACAAGCGGAGAATTGAGATATTCGTCAACGTGACATCCAAGTTCTTTTGCGATCTCTAACGTGCGATCCGGTGTGAGTGCTCCGATCGCGCGAACGATAACGATCTCGTCGCATATCTGTTGGAGTGACTTAACGCATCGAGCTATGCGCGGTTCTTCGTTGCCGCAGATAAGCCCTGCGACTAGCTTCGTTTTTTGTTTCATGTTTACTCTTGAAGTATATGTCAACAAAAACAAAAAAGCCACCCCTTTCGAGGTGGCTTTTCCGATGCTTACTTGCGGGGAATCTTACACGTATCCGGTTGTGATGCGGATGATGCTGGAGCCGTCGATGACTTTCTCAGCCGAGTTCTGACGAACGCGGAGAACGTCAGCGCGGCGAGCTTCGTCACGATAGGTTTCGGAAACGAAAGGCACGGGACTATCAGCAGCCCATACGATCGTGCGACCGAATCCACCACCTGAGAACTCTCCACCAACCGTGTTGGCAAGGGCCATATAGGTGTTGCTCCAGATGAACCCACCAGCATAGGTCTGACCCTTAGCGGCGGTGTTTTTTGGTGCGCGGCCAACGAGAACGCGGTCAACTCCGACAGCGGCGGCAACTTCGCCTTCGCTAAGGAGACGGCTTTGATCGGAAGGAACAATGCCGAAGAACTGATTCTGCACTTTAGCCGAGCGGCGGATGCGCTCGAACAAAGGCATTGACATGATCAAGGTGTTAGCAAGAACGCCGTATTTGGCGAGTTCGAGCTTTGCTTGAGCCACGTCACCGGGAACGTCGAATGATGTGATGTTCGCGTCGCTGTAGGCTGCGCTGGCGCTGATCGCTGTCAGTCCGTTGGCGGCGAATGCTGCGGAAGCAACGCGGGCCTCGTGGGAGACTTGGATCTGGCGGAGCAACATCGCGGCGATGTTCACCTCGGTGTCGAAAAATCTGTCGAGATCGCGGCGGTTGCTGTCAGGAAGAACCTCTTCAAGACCGTATTCGATAGCGTCGAACGAGTCGCTCGTGAACCGGCGGCTTGTGCGGGGATATCCAGCACCAGCGGCGATCTTGAGAACGTCGTCGTTGAGGGCTTCGGAGTCGCCGAGGTTCAATTTCAGATATGCGCCGGAGCGAACGTCTGAGGAGAACACGGGCATTACTTCTGTGCCGATGAACAAATTGTTTTTGTTGGAAAGACCTTCAAAAACGGCCTGCGCAATATCAGCGCGGATGGTTGTGTATGAGAGTGCCATAGTAGTGTTAAATTATTGGTTAAACTTAGGAACGTATTCGACGACGTCGCCAGCAACGCCGCTGTTGATCGCAACTCCAAGAGTAACGGTCGAAGCGTTGGCGTATGTGCCGAGGATCAGACCGCTGGTCACCGCAAAAACGGTGTTACCGGCTGTCACAATCGCGGACACGATGCCGAACTGGGAAGGGAAGAAAAGTTTGACAGCGCCTTGAGCACCAGCGGCGACGTCATTCTGGACGACTCCGATAGCATTTGCGCCGGTTGATGCTGCTTGCGCAGCGTTTGCGCCCGATATGTTGACGAGCGTGTTCGCGGTGATCGCGGATGCGAAGCTAAAGCTCCGAATGCCGTTGTCGTTTTGTGTTGCCATAAATTAGTTGGGATTAAAAGTTGAGTTGGTTGTTGTCGCGGGCTTCGATGTAGGCTTCGCGGTGGTTGCGCATTGCGAAACGGATAGCTTCGGTGCGGCTTCCGAGTTCCTCGGTTTTCTGGGTGATGATCGCTTTCAAGTCGAATTTCTCTTCGGCTTTCTCTTCTGCGACTACCGAAGCCTTAACTGGGGTGGCTCCGAAATTGCTGATGATCGTGTCGAGCTTGGCTTCGAGTTTGGAAATTGCGCTGAGTTCAGCGGCCATCTCTTCCTTCATAGGCTCGGCTGCTGGCTCTTCGGCTGGCATTTCCATTTTGTTCTTGTAGTCGCCGAAGGCGGTTTCAAGAGCGGCGAGACGAGAAACGATGTCGGCGATGCTGACCTCGTCCTCCTTTGGTTCGATTTCAATTGTTGCGTCTTCCATTTGTTTGAAAAATTTGTCAACTTGCTTTGCCGTAAAACTGAAAAGCCCGGTCGCATTTGCAGCGGGTGTTTGCACGAGATCGGCGCTGTAGAGTTCGGTGCAACTTGCGAAGTCCATTCCATCCACTTCGCGGATCGGCCCGCTAAAAGCGATACTGATACCGAATGTGTCTGGGAGTTTGCTTGAAATCTCCAAGACGTAATCACGCATAGGCGATGTTTGCAGAAGGTTGAGATCGCCCAAGAGTTGCGATCCGACGATGCGAAAATTGTTTACGAAGCCAACGATATCTTTAATGCCTGCGCCGTGATCGAGGTTGACCTTCACGCCGCCCTTGTATGACTCCGCGCATTCTTTGACTTCCATCAAAGTCTGCTCGTCAACGTATAGCCCGTGGCCTTTTGCTTCGCCGATTGAAATTATTGAGACACCTTCGATGACATCCATGCGAGGGCGCGGATGTCAAATGCTGTCCATCAATTCCATCGCGGCTTGTGCCATCAAATAAACTTCAAGTTCGTTCTCTTCTTCGCACCCGACAACGTCGAACGTGGACGAAATTGAGATGCCTGCGCGACCCGTGCCGGTATGGTTGCGGTTGCCTTTTGCCGTCGTGCTTGCGCTGATCGAAAGCGAAGCGTCGGACGTGCGAGAATTAAACGCGCTACCTGTTACATTTATCCGCGTTCCTGCGCTTATATCGACGCTGCCGACCGAATATCGGAGTCGGTTGCCAAGAGCGTAGAGTGTAACCCTTCGCTCGTCTCGCCGTCCGCCACCGCCAGGAAGATCGGTCGGCGCAATAGGCGGCGCGACTGGGATAAATAGCAAGCCCTGCACGCCGATTGAAAGCGGCGTCGGGCTTGGCAATAAGCCCTGCGTTGCGATTAGCAGGGAAGCGATCATGCGTTAGACTCGCGTGACTATCGTGCTTGTGGTTCCGTCGCCGGTGATCGCTTGCGTGATCGCTCCCGCCGAGCGTAGCGTTGGCGTGACCGTGAGCGCGTTTGCTATGTCGAGTCCGTGGATCGCGTGAACCTCGGTGATCTCGGTGAGTTCTGGCGTAAGTTCCGTCCGCATCGCGCCTGTGAAAAGCGTGACTGCGCTTGTCGCGAAGGCCACCGACTTTC